AAATCTGAGTTACATATGTGTATGCAGCTCTGTCTCTTCCAAGGTATTCTGTAGGTGCTGCACCTTCTTGTCCTTTAGTAGGTTCTGAAGAAACGGTTGCATTATCTTCTACTTGGACTTGCCAGAATGTAGAGTTTAATGTCTTACCACCGTTTAATCCACCAACTGCGGATAATAAAGGTGTTCTTTGACCACCGACTTTGAACAATTCACCAGTGAAGTTATTAATATTTTGTGCATAAATCGTACTGTTTGTTAACGATATGTCTGCCATTTTTATCTTCTCCTATAAATTATTATTTGTCTTGTTCTTTAAGAGTCTCCATCATACGCAATTTTGCATTGATAGAATCTCCTGGTTTTGTGTTGGAATCTCTAACAAATTTTATAAATTCTTGACCTACATCTGTAGGTTCAGCATTTACACCAAGTTTATTAAGCTGCTCTACACGTGATTGAGCTTCAACTACATTACTAGCTTGTTGTGTTGCTGATGTTGGTTCAGCATTAATAGCATCACCAAACTCATTTTGTACAAATTCTTTGATAGATGTTAAATCCATCTCGCCGTCATACAATTTAGTTACAGCTTTACCAATACCTTTTTCAGGTTCTAGTCCTAATGACTCTAAAGCGCTACCCATAGCCTGAGCCTTGAATGCTTTATTCTCAGCTTTGAGTTTTTTAAACTCATCCCTAAGTTGCTTTATATTATCATTAGAATCTTCAGCTTGTTCTGTAGCTTGGTCTAAGTTGTTTATATCTTCCATTTTATCTCCATCTTTTCTCTAGCATATAAATAATCCCATAACATAATCGCTAGGTAATTAAAGGGATTTCACAAGGATTTAAAAATACAGACAACACACCTTGGTAGTGCTATCGAAATGCAGCCCTATTTTTTAAGTGCCGATTCCTGCCAGGCACTACAATTAGTATAGCAGATTTACGCTTCTGTCAAGCCAGTAACTGCACCTTGTTGAGTTTTCTTTGCACCTAATTGTATAGCACTTTCAGACTCTGCTTGTGCTGATAATGTTGAAACTTGTTCTGCAAACTGTGTATCAGGTGCTGCACCCATCTCTGCAAACTCTAATGCTGAGTATTCTGTCTTAGCTCTACCGAATCTTCTAGCTAATCTTGAAGCAGTCATAGCTCTAGCAGTAGCTGTTTCAAACTCACTAGCTGCTCTTTGTGAAGTAATACCTCCACTAACAAGTCTTTGTACTGCATTGTAATCTATTTCTTCACCAGTAACTCTTTCAAATGTTGCACTAATCTGTGATACATTTAATCTTTTAGAAAGTATTTGAGCATTCACTTCAGGGTCTATAGCTATAGCTACTAAAGCTGATTCACTCATGTCTACAGTTTCACCTAACTCATCAGAGTAATACTGTGAGTATTGTCCAAGAACTTGTGCTTTCTGTTCTTCAGGTAATGAAGTTATAGTATCTGATACTGCTTTAACTCTATTTCTTAATTCATCAGGACTTACATTGTTAGCTAATAATTTAGGAAATATTACATCTAAGTTTTCTTTTGCATATCCACCTAAGTTATATTCTTGTAAATGAATAGCAACAGCTTCTTTATTCTGTAAGTACTGTGCTTCTGTCATTCTAAGACTTCCATCATTTCTTTTTATACCCTCAAACATTTCGCTGTATTCAACTGTTGAACGCATATTTGCCAAGGCAAACTCTGCTTTACCTGTCTCAATAAAACCTTGTGTATAAGAGTCTATTAGTTTCTCTCCACGTACTGGGTCTAACTTTGTGATGTATGGCAATAATACTTTGGCTTGTTCTCTGCTATAAGGAGATAGGTCTTCTTCTTTGATAGGAGTAGAGTCTGTTACTTCCCCACCGCCTGTAAAGTTTGAGCCACCTGCTGTAGTAGATAAAGCAACAGCTTCTGACTTGTCTGTTGTATATCCATCAGCTAACATGTCATCTAATTTGAGACCTGTACCTTCTAACTCTATACCTGTTAAATCATCTTTTCTATATACTCTTACCATTATATGCTCCTAACTACTGGTCCACCTAGGGACTTATTCATCTCACTTGCTAGGTTGTAAGCAAAGAACTTATTGTTACTATTGTATGCTTTCTGTCTAAAGTTTTTACCAGCATCTTGAAAACCATTATTAAGTTCTTCTAAGAACTCTGTGCTAGTTTCATCAGGATTATCTCCGTATATAGATGCGTATAGTTTAAGGTATGGACCAACTATCTTTCCATAGTTAAGACCTTTACCTGCATACTTTTCAAAGTAAGGGTTGTTGTCGAATATAGTTTGTAAATATTCTTTAACTGATTCCTCTCCCTCAGTTGCATATAAAGTAGCTATAGTTCTCTTTTCACTTTCAGCTAATCCATTGTAGACACCTGCACCGAGAATCTCTGTTCCCTTTGCCTGTGCTTTATTGTTAAATATATAATCTGATAAATCTAATCCTGAACTATCAGCACCAAGTTTATCTGCAACATTATTAAATAAAGGAGCTAGTGTATCATCTGAACTAATTGCATAGCCATCTAAGTTTTCAACATAACCAATAAAGTTTTTAAGTAACCCAGCAGATATGTCGCCCTGTACAGCTATATTTAATAACCCCTCATAAGTATCTGAATTGTCCACTTTATATTTATTAGGGTTCAAACCTAGACTAGCCAATGCACTATCCAGTTGTCCCGCTCGTGTAACCCTCAAAGCTAATAACTTTTGATTTGGTTTGCCTGATATTGTATAACCTGATTTACCTAAAGCATTTAAATAATCTATCTTTTCTGTTGTGTAAGGAGCTTTGAGTGCAATTAATCTAGGGTCTGTACTGTCAATAGGTACACCACTAACAACAGAATCAAAGAGTAGTGACATTCCTGGATACTCAACATTACCTTGTTCATCTACAACAGGTTCAAAAAAGAATGGTGCTACATCTTCGTACATAGCTATTCTTTCTTCAAACTGTTCTCCTGGATTCCATCCATCAAGTAAGTTATAAGAGGAAGATATTTGTTTAATGTCTAAAATATCATCTCCAACTAGGTTTCCTGGTGCAGTAGTAACTACTTGTGGACCAGTTCTATTCTCTCCACTAGGTGTGTCATTAAAACCATTAGGGTTATATCTAGTACCTGCTTTGTAAGCTAACCAACTTGTACCGTCTGCTTCATCTAAGTTTGCAGATATATCCCATAACCAATAGTAAAAATTACCATCATAATAAACTTGTTCAGGAGTAGGCTTTTGTGAATGTCCAGTGTAGTTATTGTATGTAGGAGTATAAATTTCTTTATTAGCATTATCTAAACCTTGTTGAGTTTGAGTATCAAATGCAACTCCTCCAGTTGATACTGGTAAGTCAGGATTTTGTTCGTCATTACTCACCTGGATTCACCTCCCTATTAAATAAATCGCCAAGTCTTTTAATCTTTATTCTAGCTTGATATTTTGATTGTTCTCTACGTAAATTAGAAACACCTGTTGGCTCATATGTGTAGTCAGTATTTTGTACAATCATGTCAGCTATGTTAGGGTCAACTAACACTGGCTTACCTTCTAGATATATTGCCATAGGTTTTTTAGTATCAGTAGCATTACCACCTGTTTCTGTTGGGTCATCAAACTCATTAAGAAATGCAATCTCTTTATTTATTCTATCTTGAAACCAAGTAGGAGCATCTTTTTCTCTGTAATCTTTGTAGCTTTGCAGTTGACTAGGACGTATAGCGTCAAAGTTATCTCCTGCAATTACCTCCATTGTATCTCTTAACGCCCAGGGTCTATTGAAATAAACTAAAGTCATATAATCTTTTTTCTGTTGATTAGTAATATCTAGCTTTCTATTCTCTAACATTTGTTCCACGAAACCTTCTGCTTCGTTTAAATCTTCTTGCAATATCTCTAATGCTTTTTCTGCAGTTATAGTATCTCCATCTTTAAATTTAAACGAGCCTGCTGCATTAGTATGACCGTATCCTATAGTTAGTACATTATTGACATCACGATATGCTTTTAACTCTAAACCTTCTAAATCTTTTATGTGTTCTATTAAATCTTTTGTAAGTTCCATATTTATCTCTTACTAAATGCTGCTATTACTGAAGCTATACCATTACGATAAGCATTTTCTTCTTGACCTGCATCTATTAAATCTTTGTACTGTGACTTTATATAGTTAGTTAACTCATAGTTAAATGCAGAACTAATACCTTCTTCTGTCATTGGAGCGTCTATCTCATATGTCTTTTCAGGTAAACCAAACTTCTTTCTTCTCAAAGCATCTTCTTGTGCCATACGTTTTTGATTTCTAAATTCACGTTGACCTTGTTCATAACTCTGTGTAAGTTCTCTTATCTTTCCTGAAGCCCATTCCTGTACTCCATAGTACAAAGTATCGTTAGGTGTTACACCTGCTATTCCTGTTACAGCAGTATCTATCTGTTGTTTTAAGTTTTCAGGACTAGGCATTGCAATAATACTTGGACCTGTGTTTATATTATCTACATCTGTAAAGTCTATATCATCTAATCCATCTAAATAAAAGTCTCTTATAAATCCTAGGAAAGCTGCATTGTTACCACCTGAAGCTAATGCTATTTCTTGTAAATCATTAGAGTCTATTCCAAATTGTGCTTTAGGATTCATATAACTAAAAGATGCTCTTACTGCGTCTTTAGTTGCCTGGTCATACTCACCAGAAACAAAAGAACCTGGTTGTAAAAACCCTGACTGTATTAAAGCTAATTGATAATCTATTACTCTGTCAGAAGGTATGTTTTCTAAAAATGTTTCTTCTAGTC